TCCCAACCCGCATTATACCAACTTATGATATGAATGTTAAAATGAATAAATCCAGATATCATGTCACATCAATGAGATCATTTGCTAAGGAGCGCTTTCCAATTGCGCCCACGCCAGCTGATGCCCGCAGTGATGAACAGTCTTCCAGCTGTACCGGCGAAAACCCAAGCGAATGTAATTTCCTCGTTGGAAACGAGAGTTCTGCGGGATGTACAAAAGAGTCTTCCTATATATTATCCGACATTGGTGAGGAACCAGGTAGCGATGTGCATGTTAGAACCACATCCTCTCTCCCACAAAAATTTGAATCAGATACCATCTCAAGGGATAATTCACACCCTACTACCAGCAAAGGAGATGGCAGTGATAAACCGGACAAATGTGTTGATGCCATTGACCCCGTTCTCAAATATCCGATTGCGACCACATTCCATGAAAATAGTATTGGAGAGCTTAGATTCGCAACTATCTGGCCTGATTCTAAAGATTCCAACATCGTTGTTAATACAAGCGATACAGATATTATCTTTGAAAGGTACAGAAAAGATGAACTTGAAGAGATCACAGCTTGGATTGATCGAGTCTGCTCACATGTTTTGTCACGAGGTGGACAATTTGACCAACGAGAGATCATTAGACAGTTGTTGTCGTTCATTTTACATAAGAATGATAATCAAGAAATTCGGGTTAGTTGCATTAGAGGCGTTGGCTTACTATTGCGAAAAGATCCTACCTCTATTGAAGAACGTGATGGAACCGTTAGATCTGGAGACTTGGTTGCTGAGATATCCAATGAAAAGAAGAGAACAATTGAGAGCCGCCCACAAAGAGTGGCAGGAAATGGGACCAACCACAAAGATGGCCATTATAAAAAATTTTTTAAAGATAGAGGTCGGAATAACCGATCCTCGCAATATTAGTCCTCGTACTGATATTTTCCTCTCTGTGTTTGGACCTTATATTTCTGCTTTTGAACACTGTATGAATAGTCATCCAAATCTAGTCAAAGGGCTATCATCATACCAACGTGATGAAAAATTATCATCCGTTGAGTTTGCTGCCGGTCTTAATCAGTTTGACACTTTTGTCGAAACTGATTACTCAAGATTTGATATGTCTATAAGTTATAATACAGTGTCAATTGTTGAAAGACTGCTTATTGGACTTCCGTTTTCTCATTGTGATGATTTTAAATTATTTTTACCGATGTTGTGTCAAACTTTTGCTGTAAATGATTCTGGAATAATGTATGATGTATTGGGCACGCGTTGCTCAGGAGATGCCCATACGTCTGTTGCTAATGGTCTTATTAACCATTTTAATACTTGGCTTGCCCTTCGTAAGTTACCTGTTGGTTCTTGGGTTTCTTATCATGAAGGTGATGATGGTGTTGTGGCTCTTCGCCGTGATATTGTCGATCAGGCTCTTTTTAACTTACATATTATTCCAACTTTGGGTTATGATCTTAAGATGATCGTTAGTCGTAATCTTGAAGACGTCACTTTTTGCGGACGTTTTCTTTATACTGAGTATGATAAAATCAAAAGTTACTGTGATCCTTATAGGACTTTAAACAAAATACACGTTATTAATGCAGAGGGAGATAATGAGAGTTTATTATTGGCCAAAATGATGAGTTATTATTATACTGACCGATCTACTCCTATTATCGGTGCATTGTGTTATTCTGTCATTAGTATCTTAAAACCTAAGGTTAATGCTAGGCGTCTGGAGAGAGCCTTTAAGCATATTTGTGACAATTATTGGGCTCGG